GTGCGCTTATGTAAGCGGGGTATCCGTCAATCTCTCCGCCTTCCATAACGTAGCGGCCTGAACCGGAATCACGGCTTCGGCTTTTCGCATCGCCTGCAAGCGTCGGATGAATGGCATAAGCCAAATCACCGAAGAACGCGTTTGCGGTCATTACATCGGCCTGGAGTTCAATCGCTTCCGCCCATGTGATCTGATTGATGGTCGTCAGTGCAACCGTACCTACGCCAGATTGAGCGCCTACGCCCGTCGGTGAATTGGAGCTTCCGTCTCCCGTCATTGCCGCCTTATCAAGCGCCAACGCACAGGCAAGACTGATCTCGGATTCGACTAGGCTGGAAACAGACAAACTGCTCTGCAATCTGAGTTGCCGACTCAAATCCACACGAAGCCCGTATGTTTTAAGTTGAAGCGTCACCTGATCATACGACGGGGTTACGTCTCCCGCGTCTGCGGATTCCGCAAGCCAACCGCCTGTGATCGCTTCGTCTCTGCGAGGTATCTTGATAATGCCGTCCAAGTTTCGCAGTACCGTTGCCCCGGCCCTAACTGTTACCATTGCATTATCTAAATACTCGATGAAAGAAGACGCGTCGAGGATAGTAGGAACTAGGTTTGCCCCGTCTCCTGATCCTGCTTGCAGTTCGCGTGTTCCGTAGTGTGGACGCGTTTTGATACGCCTATCATTCAAAACCTCGTTTGGAATGAAATAACCACGAGGGGCGCGGTTCATCGATTTCTCGGCCGCGATGCAAGTATCAATCTCGAACTCGGCTTCACGTCGGCACTTTTCATCGCCGGGCTTTGCCATGTGATTAATCAACTTCATCCAACTGAAACGTTTTGTTTCCTTCTTCGTTAAGCCTACGTCGAAATGCTCTTTTGGGCGGCTTTGAATTCGCGTCAAAACTTCCTTTGCAAATTCACCCTCACTTTTGCCGTCCTGAATGAACTGGTCAGCAAGTTCCTGTTCTTTGTGTTCGCGTCCATAACTCGTAATCTCGCGGACGCGGCGTTGCTCATCGGCCCGCGCTTTTTCCACCACGTTCGTAGTATCAACGCGCTCTTCGATGACTTCGGTTTTTGCTTGTTCCATAACTTCCTTGTCTGGTTTGATTTCTAAAATTTCAGTCTGGAATTTATGCTCTTCATCCCGATTGATACCAACCGAGGTATCGGCTGGAATGGAGACGATTGAGACCTCATATGGCTCGAAATCCATAACGCGGAATTCGGGCGGGGTTTCCTTCGTTTGATCCATCCGGTGAATTGCATAACCGACTGATACGGATTTTAAGATTCCATCGGTGACATCCTGAAAAACCGAATCTGCCCGCATCGATTTGCCAAACCGAATCCGGGCGCGTCCAACTTTGTCTTTGTCAATTCTTGCCGATTCCACAACGCCAATAACGTCATCGATGTTGTGGTTAAATAAGACCGGCCCGTTGGAGTTCAAGCGGCCAAGCCGAACGCTGTCAGGCGCATGGTCCAGAACTTCGGTTCCGAAGTGCCTTTCGATGGGCGCTTCAGAACTGAATGCCATTTCAACGGTGCGCGATTCAGTGCTTACCGTCTCGGTTTCCATCTCAGCAAAACGCTGAAATATTCCGGTTTCAATAATTCTTGATTCTTTATTCATGTTTGAGTCTCCTCAATTTCTTCAGAGCGGTTGTCTTCGACTTCAATTGTCTCCGTAGGTGGATCGCTTACGGGCTGGGTTAGTGTTAGCCCCAACCCAGCCGCAACGTCCTTTTCAGCGGTAAGCTGTGCCAGTACATCGGTCCATTCCTTGCCTTGCTCCGCCGCAATTTCGCTCAGTGATGTTGTCCCCATTTCAAGGGCGAGCTTTTTCGCCTTCAGTTCCTTCTCCGGGTCTATCCATGACCAACCGCGTCCGATGAATTTGACCTCTTCGAATTTACGGAGCTTGGACATGGGAAGTTGTAGCCGTCCGGTAGTTATTCCCATGCGTATCCATTCGCGGTAAACGGGATACATGAAACCACTGATAAAGAATTCCTGCACCGATTTCCAATGGCTTTGCTCTTCTCTTGCCCCTGCTCTAAGGGAGGAGTAATTAACGCTTTCCAAATCGTTGGCTAGGGCGTTGTAGGAAACGAGGCACCCATTAGCAACTGAGCGCAGAATCGATTTGACGAAATCGCCGAATGCAGTTGTCGGGTGTTGCGGGTCAAACGATTGAAATTCCATCCCGGCAGGTAGTTGCTGGAACTGGCCGGGGGCAAATTCCGTGATTAGGTTCCCGTCGGAATCCTCAGCGGTTCCCGAGTAGGAATCTGCACCGGGAGATTTGAAAAACCCCATGCTTGATGAGCCAATGCGACTAGCGACTAATTCACTTTCAGAATAGGAATTCAGCATTTCAAGCGGTCTGATTGCCGACTGCATCCAAGGGATTCCACGTGATTGCGCAGGGCGTTCCTGCATAAACAAATGAATCATTTCGGATGCTGGGACGCGTTCTGTTTTCGAATCAAACTGGTAGTTGTATTGCTCCGTCGGTGTTCTTACCTGCTGGTAATATGCGAGGGGGCGTCCGAACTGGTTTTGTTCGATGCCCATAACTATATATTCCTGATTCTTCGTCTGGATATTGTGGTTGATCGGGATGGCATCGCCTTCCAGCACCCACAAAGACAACCCGAAAGGGTTATTTTCATCGCCTCGCATCAGACGGATGAAACATTCTCCATCGCGGGCAAGCGTCTCCATTGCTAGGTTTTGGATTCCGATCCAGTCCTGACGCCCATCGATTGAGCAGAAGTCCTTATTGATTGCCCATTCGAAAAAGGATGATTCCAAATAGTCGTTATCAACCCGATCAAGCGAGCCGTCGGGGCGGCGCGTCTTTGCCTGGAACTTAATGCCCTTCGGGCCGATGACGTTTTGCTTTGTCATTGCAAGGAACTTCCGCGCATATTCCGAATTTTGGCAAACGCTTCTAGTACGGGCGCGGATGGTAGGGAGCGCCCCTCTAAGCTCTTCGTCAGGCGTTGAATTCGTACCCGTCCAGCCGCTAAAGATGTTATCGAATTTCGCCGAGTCAAATTGTCTCCGGTTAAGTGCTCTTATGTCCTGCATGGATAGGCGCGAACTGTTCTTTTTCTTGCTCTTGAATAGCTTTAGAAAGCCCATGTTAATGCGCGAATCGGGTTAAGATGATGCCATCATGCCCGTAGCCCTTCTGTGCGCGTTGAAGCCGTTTTTCGGTTATCCATTCTGATTTGTATCGGTCCCGAAAAAGGAGCAGTTCGTCAATGCTCATGCGCGATAAGGAACGCCCTGCAATCGAATAGCTAGATTGATCCACGGTTGCGCGTCCTTCAATCGTTGCCTCGATTGCCGATAAGACTTTTCGCGCATGGCTTTGTGGATCGGTTGAGGTATCCAACGCGATATTCTGGACAACCTCCCAGCTTCCCGAGTCGAGCCTGACGCGTTCCGAGTCCGAAGTGCGCGTAACGTATAGATTCCACTGGTAGATTCCAACCGTATAATTCGCGGAGGTTGCCGCCGCTATTTCGAATATCCATTCGGAATCAGAAACGCTTCCACTGACGGTGAAATTAGTCGATGCGGTCCCGTTCAAGGTTGCCTGATATGCAACCGAATAAGACGCAGCAGGGTAATCGTCTTCTACCCCCGTCTTTTTCCACGGGATGAAGTCCCCCTCGACAATCGGATTCCCGTATTCCGCCAGTCCCGGTTCACGGGTTGGATAATTCGAGGAACTAAATAAATTTGCCATTATTCCGCCTGACGCCTGAAACCCATGATTTCTGAATCCTGGGTTTCGGCTGCGCTTCTGGTTTTCTTACTTCGGAAAGGTTTTTCTGTATGCGTTTCGTGTCTGCATTAAGCGTCGAAAAGGCGGCAATATTAAGAACAAGCAAATCAAGGGCTTCATTCCTTTCGCGTACCTTTTTGAATTCAAGATGCGGAATCCCTTTAACGTAGCGCTTCACTGCTTTCTCTGATGTTAACTGACGGATGAATTCATCATCGGCCCATTGCCCGATATGGTAATATCCCGGCCCGGGTTCGCTGTTGCGCATCCTCGAAAAGATCACTGTCTTGATATGGTTCGTGCCAATGGGAAACACATTGCAACGGGCCGAATTGTTTTTAGAGGGGCGCCCCACGGGCGGCCGATCGGTACCGCCTACTCCCTTCGATGCCCAGACGCCGTGTCCTGCCATTTGTGCGACGAATCGGTATACCCGTTGCGTCTCATAGCCCGAGTCCACAAACGTCCTAACGATTCGCAGTTCTTTACCGGACGGATGTTTGAAGGGGCGTTTAAGATAAGCAGCCGCCTCAGTCCATACATAATCAGTAGCGGGATTACCGTAAATGATGCGGCAATCAAGCATCCAAAGCTCATCAAGATGACCATGGCCGCAAGTAAGAATTTCCAAACGGTCTGACTGAATATCAATACCTGCCGTGAGACAGACCACATTATTATTTGGAATCTCGGAATCGTATTTTTCGACTCTTGATTTAAGATCATGCTCGTCTATTTCCTCGCTTGATTCGGTCCAGCATTCAGCAAGTGCCGTATTCACGAATACCCGGAGCGATTCTGGACCATGGTGTTTTGCTTCCAAAAACTCGCGGGCTAAACCTCCGAGCGTTGTCCAAGGCGAGGAAAGCGCGTTTAGATGAAACCCTGCCGTTGATTTGAATGGTGCCGATGCAGTCCAGCGCCCCTTCCCAATGCGTTGCTTGCGCTCTAAATCCGTCCATGAGTCCTTGCATTTGCGGCATTCATAACGCGCCGTTTCCGGTTCGTTCTCATCCCATTTGACGTTGCCCCATTTAAGTTCCTGAAACTCTCCGCACCTGCATGGAACTTCATATTTCCGTTGATCGCTTTCTGCATAGGCCGCTTCAATCCTGCTCTCTCCTGCAATGGTAGGCGTTGAAAAGAGCGCTATTTTACGGTTGAAAAAGTTTTGAGTCCGACGTGTTGCCAGTGCTACCGGATCGCCTTCTGTCCCCGCGCTCGGCGGGAAGCGGTCTATCTCGTCCATCAGCACTATCCGAATCGGACGCGAGGCCAATGATGCGGGTGAATTCGATCCAGCTATTGAAAGCCGCGCGCCATTCCGAAACGTCTTCAGAAGAATTGTGTTGTCTCCGTCCTTCGTCTTTGCCTCGCCTATTTGGTCCTTGAGCGGTTTGCAGCTTGCTATCATCGGCGCTAACCGATCCACGCTCCACGCCCTCGCCATCTCGAGCGTCGGTTGTAAAACCAGAATCGGGCATGCATCGTGATGAACGTAATAGCCGCATATATTATTCAGTATCTCCGTTTTCC